ATGGAAACGCGGTTCGACAACATACCCTCAATAATACTAAGTGGTGATAAAATGGGAGAAATCATTGTAGACAAAGAAACGAGAAAGCGAGTGGATCAACTATTAAAAAAAATACCAAAGCTAACAGCCATGGCAAGGCTAGCCGAACAAATATCAGGAGATGCGCTATTAAATAGCCGGTTACAAAGTGCAAAAGACGAGCTTGATAGTATCAAAGCAGTTATTGCTTCCATTCCTGATGAGGATCAAAAAGAAATTATTACCAAACGCTATTTGATTCAAAATAATTACGAAACGGATATTCAAGTTTACATGGATTTAAATATGAGTGAATCTTATTATTACCGTATGAAGAAAGAAGCATTTGAGATACTAGCATTTTTATGGGGATTATAATTAAATGAAATAAAGGATATAAAAAGAAAGTTGATTCTCTGGACTAGAATCAGCTTTTTTTTTATTTTTTGCGATTAAAAGAATTGTGAAAGAGAAAAAAAGAAAACCAACAGAAAAGAAAAAGAAACGCGACAGAACAAACGTTTGTTTTCAGTCTATACTTAAGTTGTTGAAGGGCAGGAGAAATGAAGCCTAACAATATCGTTCTCGAGACGAACAACTAACTATAAACGAAAGAAGGAATAAATTATGACTGTTCAACCAATTGAAGGAAAAAAAGTCGTCTATTTAGTACAAGCAACAAATGCAGCAAAAGGAACTAAAGCATTATTACCAGGATTTCAAACAGAAGGAACTTGGACTCGTGAGCATGAAGCACTAGACGAACAAACAAAATCAGGTCGTATTTTAGGCTATGGAGCTAAAACAGAAACCTTTGAATTGACCTTATATTCTGCACCAGGTGATGGTGGTCAAGAAGTAATCACAGATGCTTATGACAACGAAGGGCAAGTTAAAGTATGGCGTGTCGAATTATCTGAGAATTCAGATGGTTCTTATCCAGCTCGCTTTGGCTATTCCATTATTCAAAGTGTCGCCATTTCAGATGCGGATAGCTTTGCAGAATTAACGGTTACCTTACCAGTAATTGGCAAAACGCAACCAGGCACGCTAGCAGATATTCCGGAAGAACTATTAAATTTAGCTTTATATGGCTTTGAAAAACCAGGTGAAAAAACAGGTGAACTAGGAGCTACGCAACCAGAATAAATCTATCAGATGCTCTTTAAATAGAGCATCTACATTTCAATTCGTACATTTCATAAAAAGAGAAAAGAGGAAAAGATATGTTTACAATCGATTTAAAAAAGAAATCTTATGAAGTGAAGGGAAATTTACGTTTTGCTCGCGATATTGAAACAAATTTATCAACACAACAAGACGGAATCAACCAATTAAATGGGATGGCGTTGCTTTACATGGGGTTGCAAAGCGACTCAATCAACGCACTACTAAATTTTCTTTATTACGGAATTAAGGCAAGCGAGCGACCAAGCATGGATATTATTGAAGACTCTTTAGATGAAATGCTAGCAAAAGATGAAGACGCACTAGAAAACTTATTCTTAAAAGCAATCGGGGTACTTGAAACAAGCGGTTTTTTCGCAAAAATGAAAAAAATGCTGATGGAAAACTTGAAAAACGATCCCAACAACAAGGAATTAGCCAAGCAAATGGAACAAAAACGCAAGAAGGCCAATTCTCTACTCTCCCAATCATAGAAGCCTGTTTTCAGCAAGGTATTACAGATATTGAACCAATGTTGGAATTAACGCTAGTCGAGTACGAAGCCGCGTTACGAGGGATGCAGTTAAGGACCATTGATCAATATGAGTTTATGGCAAAATCAGCGATGGCCAATCGCTATGCCCACCATGCAAAACATGCAAATGAGCGAAAAATTTTTGATAAAAACAAAGCTTTAAGAAGTTTGAATCATCATGGAAATCAAAAAACACCGAATAAACAGATGTTACAGCAAGCGAATAAAGCTTTAAGTGATTATCAAGTGAAATTTACGGTTGGAGATTAGGAAAATAAAGTATAGAAAGGAGGAAGGATATGACTTTAAATTTAAACGAATTATCAGGAAATTTAACAGAAATTTTACAAAATACTAAATTACTAACGAATGATTTTTCATCCATGGCAAGTGTTGCAACAGAAATTGTAACCCCTTTTTCTCAAGTGAAAACAGCTTTAGGAGAAGTTGCAGGATCTGCTAGTTCCATTGGTGATATTTTCAGTGGAAATGTGGGAATTGTTGATGGGTTATCTCAAGCAATCGATGGTATTTCAACTAGTGCCCAAAATATTGGACAATCTGCGGATGGATTTTTAACAATGAAAGATAATCTTGTTGGATTGAAAGACATGGCAGGAGTAACGGGTTCAGACTTTATGGACCTTGGATCGAAATTAAAGAGCATTCCCACGCCTAATTTTTCAGCAATAATGCCGCTGTTTTCTGCATTGGGAACAGCTGTGATGGGAGCAGCGACGAGTGTGTGGGCGTTAATTTCACCATTTTTAGCAATTGCCTTACCAATCATCGCAGTTGTTGCAGGTATCGCCTTATTAATGAACCATCTAGGAATTTTCTCCGATATTAGTAAAGTATTTAGTGGTGACATGAGTTTGGGAGAATTTTTTGTAACTTTAAAAGATAAATTATTTGGCTTTGTATCAGGTATTGTTGAAGCCATCCCGCAAATTATTGAAAATGGGAAAAATTTAATTGTTTCGTTTATTCAAGGGATTGCTGAGAAAATACCCGAGGTTATCGCAACAGGATTAAATATGCTTGTTAGTTTTATTGGCACAATTTTAGCAGCAGTACCTGGGTTGCTTAGTGCAGGAGTAACGTTACTAATAAATTTTATTAATGGATTAATGACGATTATCCCGACTGTATTAGCCACAATAATTACACTAATGGTCTCTTTTATTGCAGCAATATTGTCCGCATTGCCTCAATTGATTTCAGCAGGAGTCTCAATTTTAATGGCTTTGATTGGAGGAATTGTGACAGTTATTGCAAAATTAATTGTAATTGGAGCTGATTTTATTCGAAATATTATTTCTGGAATTGGAGAGTTGATAGGACAATTAAAAAGTAAAGGCTCTGAAATGTTAGATAAAGTTAAAGAAGGTCTAACAGGTAAAATAGCAGATATGTTAACAATTGGTCAAAATATTATTCAAGGTTTAATTGACGGCATTGCTAAAATGAAAGATGCGGTTGTTGAAAAAGTGAAGGAAATTGGGAACAGTATTTTAGGAGGAATTAAAGGCTTATTTAAAATAAAATCGCCTTCGCGTGTAATGAAAAGCTTAGGGGCTTATATGTCTATTGGTCTTGCTAAAGGGATTGAAAGCGAAACGAATAAAGTGAAACGGGCAACGGATCACCTAGCGAATGCAGCAAAAATCGATCCAGATGATTTAAAAGCTAGCTTATCCGATATGCGGAGTATTTCAACACCATTTTCATTTTCAAATATGATTGATCCTAATAGAATGGAAGCAACTAATTCTGCTGGGTCAATTTCAAACAATCAAACGATTCAATTCAATCAACCGATTGCAAGACCTTCAGAGGTGCTACGCAAAATGCGTCAAGCAAATCAAGAAATGGGGTGGAGCATGTAATGGAATGCGAGATATACAATAAAGCAATGCAATCAAAATTAATGATTAACGATTACGTTACGGAAATGTATCAAACAGAAGGACAACCGAAGGGAAATTACTTTTTTATCAAATTAGATGGACTTGGTGAAGTCGAAGCTGATCGTCATACGATGGATTCAAATCGAGATGGAACGATTTTTATTGAAAGTACACTAGCAGAACGTGATATCCAAATTGAATTGATTATGATTGCCGACGAGTTTAAATCAATGGAAGAGCTGCGTCGGGAAATGAGTAAAATGCTAAACCCAAAATCAGGAACATTAGAACTTCGTTACAAAGAAGACGAACGAAGCTATCGAATTGATGTTCAAAGTGCACACGTGCCTACTTTTACAACAGATGGTTATTTAAGTAAAAAAGCACAACGTGTCACGCTTGATTTAATTGCCTCAGATCCATTTTGGTATGCTGTTGAAGATGAGATTCATTATTTATCAAATTGGGAACCAAATCTGGAATGGGAGTTAGAATTTCCGATGACGGGAGCGAGTGAGTTAGGAATTGAATTGGAACGTTTTAATGGTGATCAGCTGGTGACCTTGGTCAATGATGGCGATGAAGCCACAGGAATGGAACTTTATCTAACAGCTAGTGGAGATGTTAAAAATCCTGAAATTATTCGAGTGATGGCAGATGGTACGATGACTCAAAAAATGAAATTACTCACAACTATACACGCAGGAGATCTCATTCGCATTACAACATCTGTTGGAAACAAGCGCATTGAAAAGTGGAATGACACCCAACAATTTTGGGAAAATATTTTTAATACACTTTCATTAGATAGTCAGTTTATCCAATTGGACATTGGAGAAAATTATCTGCGTTATCAAACGGAAAGTCATGCGGATCAATTAGAAATTAAAGTTCATTATCGACTTCGTTATGTGGGGGTCTGATTAAAATGATTTTATGGTTAATAGACCAACAACTTAATCGAATTAACGCAATTGAAAATTTTAGCAGCCTAGTGATTACAAAACGCTACTCAGAAGTGAGCGAGTTTGAATTGCATTTGCCAATGACAAAGGAACACTTAAAATTGATCCAAAATAATGAGCTTATTTTAGGGAATATTTTAGTGAAATCGGGTGAAAAAACGGGGTATTTAATTGAAGAAATCAGTCCCAATTTCCAACGAGAAGCTAGTGAAATTGTCATTAAGGGTCGTGATTTACGGGCTTATTTAGAACGAAGAATCTTATTAGGAAATCAACATTACAAAGATACACCACAAAATTTAATCAGAAAATGGTTAGATGAATCAATTATTAATCCAGTAAATCCTGTACGTAAAATGAAACAATTTAAAATAGGTTCGATACTAGAAACAAATAATTCTATAAACATTGAAACGAATTACCAAAATTTACTGGAATTAATCAGCCTAGTTTGCAAAGAATTTCAATTGGGATTTGAGGTTCAATTAGATTTAATCAATCGTGAACTAATTTTTATATCCTATACTGGAAAAGATCGCGGAAGTGAACAACAAACGAATAGCCCGGCCATTTTTTCTCAATCTTTTGAGAATATATTACAACAAACGATTGTACTAAATGGGATAGATGCAAAAACGACAGCGATTTTGGAATATGAGCGGGAAGAAAAAAACTATATGTTAGAGGTCACTGATGGAACGTCAGATATTTCAAGAAGAGAAATCTACGTTGACGCAAAAACAATAGGCAAGCCTTCAGCTGAAAATCCAATTTCTATTGAAGAACAGCAAGCGCTTGTGAAACAAAAAGGTAATGAAACGCTTTTACAATATAGCTTTATTCAATCAATGGAAGCAGATGTGGTAACAAATGGTAATTTACGTTATCAACAAGATTTTGATTTAGGAGATAAAATTACAGTTTTAGTCAATGAATTAGATTTCAAATTAGAAACACGAATTGAATGTGTAGAAGAAGTTTATGAAGAAAGTGGACTTGAAGTACGATTGACCTTTGGAAATAAAATTCCAACATTAGTGGATAAAATTAAGAGGAAAGGCAAGTGATGAACTAAATGGAACAAGGATTATTTTTCCCTTCAAAAAATGGGGATCGTAAATACAAAGCAAGTGATTTTACTGGTTATTTTTCAAAACTATTTTCAAATGGAGTTTTTAGTAATAACAGCAAAAACTTACAAGTTATTGCTTCAGCAACAAATGGATTGTCATTAATCGTTGAAGCGGGTTACGGAAATATCAATGGTTACCTGTACCAATTATCAGAGCCAAAGACGGTGGTATTTAACATTGCGGATGTTTCTGGAACGGCTAAAAAAGGTTCTGTTGTATTGCGAATGGATTTGACGGAGCGTAAGATGACTGTTGAAGCGAAGGGGACGGATGACTTAACCCGAAATGCCACTGTCTATGAATTGATGCTCGCACGTATTTTAATTCCAGGTAATGGCAAACCAATTACGCAAGGAATGATTCAAGATACCAGAGGAGACGGGAATGTTTGTGGTTTTGTGAGTTCATTAATTGATATCGATCCAACCACTTTGTGGACTCAGTTTGAGACTGATTGGAATGAATGGTTGACTGAAATTAAAGGTACCGTTGGAGATGATGCGGCGGCTAATTTGGCATTAGAAATTGAAAAGATAAAAAATGAAAAGTACAGTAAACAAGGCGGAGTTATTGAGGGAAATGTTGAAATAAAAAGTAAAGCAATCGGTTCGCTATTGACAATACGCTCAACAAATGAATCCAATTTTTCAAATACTTTTATGAGTTTTTATAAAAATTCGATTAGAAAAGGTTGGTTTGGTTTCGGAGAATCTACGAACGATACTTTAACAATTTCTAATGAAGCAGGAAGTGACATTAATTTTCAAACTACAGGAAATGGAAGGTTAATGTATAAATCGAATGAAATTGAAGTTAAAAATGATACAGGTTGGATATACAATAAAGGAATGTATTATCGTATTAAAAATTCAATTTGCTATTTAAAAGGTCTTGTTAAACTTCCAAAAGCTTCTGTTCATGCGCCAGTTCAGGTGTTTACATTGCCGGATAAGTATATTCCAGATAATAATTTATTTATTACTTTACATGAGAATGCTGGACAAAACACCGCCAGATTGCAATTTAATGGGGATGGAGGGATTTATGTAATTGGAAATGATAGTGCAACAGCTGATTATAGCTTTGATAGTGTGAGTTGGTGCTTGGATTAAACTTAGTAATTTATAAAAAAAGGAGGGAACCTATGCAGCTAATTAACCATCTATTAGAATCACTATTCGGTGGAGGCAGTCCAGTATTATCTTTATACATGTCTGCCCTGGCCATCGATTTAATTACAGGCTATCTAAAAGCATTAAAACAGCACAATTGGCGTTCAGCAATTAATGTAGAAGGATTATTGATAAAATTTGTCACCTTCTTTACGATTATTTCAGCAGGAATTATCGATGATTTAGCTCCATTAATGAACATTAGCATTCCAATCAATATCGCTTTTTGGTGGACCATTATTATCACACTCTATGAATTAGGCAGCATTTTGGAAAACATCAGTGAAATGGGCGTCAACGTTGGATTTTTAAAAAAATATTTAGGCGTTTTGCAAGATCAGGTCGAATCGGATGAGGAGGGAAAAGATGAGTAAAGTCGAATTTTTTTTAAATGAAATCAAAGCAGGTGCAATTGCGGGCTGGCACAAATATGGTATTTTACCAAGTGTCACAGCGGCACAAGCTGCACTAGAAAGTGCTTGGGGAACTAGCCAATTATCATTAGCTCCAAACCACAATTTATTTGGTATTAAAGGAAGTTACCAAGGGCAATCAGTTCAATTTCCAACATGGGAAGTCATCAATGGACAAAATGTGACCGTAAATGCAACCTTTAGAAAATATCCAAGCTGGTCAGTTTCTGTTGAAGATCACGGTTCCTTTTTTCACGAAAATTCACGTTATTCAGGTATTATTGGCCTAACTGATTTTGTGGCTCAAGCTAGAGGAATTAAAGCAGCAGGTTATGCGACGGATCCACTATACGCAGACAAATTAATTGCAACGATTGAAGCCAATGGGTTAACGAGTTGGGATCGACTAGCTTTATCAGGACAAGTAGAAACGATTGAAGAAAAGCAAACAAGTTATACCGTTCAATTAGGTGACAATTTAAGTTTGATTGCAAAAAAATTTCAAACAACAACAGAGGAGTTAGTAAGAATCAATCATATTTCAAACCCTAATTTGATTTATCCAGGACAAGTTCTTCAATTAAATTCTACTATAAATAAAACATACACTGTTCAATCAGGCGATGCCTTGTCATTAATTGCTATAAAATTAGGTATTTCAATGGAGCATTTAATTCAAAAAAATAATATTGCTAATCCAGATTTAATCTATGCAGGACAAGTGTTACATTATGACTAG